CAAGCGAAGTGCAGCTTTGTGGCATCAAGGGGGAAGATAATACCCAGCAGCAAGCGGCAACCAGCCAACAGCAACAACAATCAAGCAATGGTGATGATGGCTTACCGTTCTAACAAATATGACAATATCATTGCCATAGACCCCGACAAGGAAAAGTCCGGGGTGGCATACCTGAAACCATCGACACGGCAATTGGAAGTGTCAAACCTTGCATTCCCATTGTTGCTTGAATACTTGCAGCACGCAAAGAGCAAGAGCGGAGAAACGCAAGAATCCTTAATTGTCGTTGTTGAAGCCGGATGGATGAACGCCAAATCATGTTTCCATGCAGCCCAAGGAAAGCAAGCCGAAAAGATTGCAAAGGATGTGGGTGCAAACCATGAAACCGGGCGTAAAATCATTGAAATGTGTGAGCATTACGGCATTGAAGTTTTGCCACACATCCCATTGGTAAAGTGTTGGAAAGGAAAAGACCGCAAGATTACCCATGAGGAATTGGCATCATTCACGGGCATCATGGGCAGGACAAACCAAGATGCAAGGGATGCCGCATTGCTTGCGTGGACATTTGCAGGCTTGCCCATCCGTATCAAGGCAGGTGGATAACTTTTGTATATCTTTCGTGTGTCAAGGGGTGTGTTATTGTGATACACCCCTTAACTTTGCAATGCAATTGCATTTAATAAAGTTTGAAAGATATGAAACCAATTGATTTTCCGCAATCCACAAAGGTATTGCAACGCCCCGGCACGATGTCGGAAAGTGAATGCCAATCATTGCCCGTGTGGAATGATGGCAAACAATGTGTTTCTTGTTGGAAACCGACCATCAAGGAACGCATCAAAATTTTGTTTGGTGGAAATGTGTGGTTGGGCATATTGTCCGGCAAGACACAACCGCCCGTGTTCGTAACAGGTGAAAGGGTATTTGAAAAAGCCCCCATAAAAGCCCAAATCAAGGCATTTTTGCTTGAAGTGGTTGAAAGTATTGCAGAGGTAGGCAAAAGCCTTGCAGAAGCAGCCAAACAGCCCGACAAACGCAAACATTGCCTTGTTGGTGCTTTGATAGGTTTGTTTTTCGCTTGTCTATTGGGATGGCAATGGGGTTTTACCATTGGTTGCCTTGCCGGGGCAATCAAGGAATGGTGGGATGGCAAAGGACATGGCACGGTTGAACTTATGGATTTCGTTTGCACTGTAATAGGTGCTTTGTGTGGTGCTTTGCTTTCCATTGGCATCATGTGGGTATTTCATTTAATCATGTAGGTATGGCAAGGATAATTGAAACAAGCATTGAAAGCCTTGTGCCTGACAACAAGAATTTCAACAAAGGCACGGAGTATGGCGATAGGCTGATGGATGAATCCTTACGGCGTTTCGGATTGGGTCGTTCCATCTTGATTGATAAGAACAACCGTATCATTGCGGGCAACAAAACGGCAGAGAAAGCCGCCGACATAGGATTTACGGATGTGTTGGTGGTTGAAGTGGATGGCAACCAGCTTGTGGCGGTCAAGAGAAAGGATATTGACCTTGACACATCAAAGGGGCGTGAACTTGCCCTTGCCGACAATGCCACGGGCAAAGCAAACCTTTCATGGGATGAAAAGATGATTGCGGAAATGGCAACCAAATTTGATTTCAACCCGGATGATTGGGGTGTGGATGTGTCAATGGAAAAACCCGACAACGAGGAAGAGGAACAAACCAAAAAGGAGATTTCCACAAGGTTGATTGTTGAGTGTGGGGATGTGTCCAAACTATCCATGCTTTTCAGCGAGTTGCAAGACCGTGGCTTTAAGTGTGAGTTGAAAGAATGATGCACAAATTGCATAAAATCAACGTAAAAAAGGAGATTTTCAAATGGCAAAGTTCAGTAAGAAAACAACGGAAAAGATTGTTGGGCTTATCAAGTCCGACACATACACAATTGCCGAAATTTGCCGCCAAGTGGGTATTGCCCCACGCACATATCATTCATGGATTGAGGACAACCCCGAATTTGCCAAGGCGGTTGAGGATGCCAAGGCGGAACGGATGCAAATGTTCGTCATTGAAGCCAAGAAATCCTTGTTGAAGAAGATACAAGGGTATGAGGTAACGGAAACGGCAGTAACAACCATCCCGGACAAGAACGGCAAACCAACCATCAAGGAGCAAAAGACAACCAAGAAGCATATCCAAGCGGACACGGCGGCAATCATCTTTACCCTTACCAATGGCGACCCCGAACATTGGAGGAACAGGCAGACAACGGAAGTAACGGGCAAGGATGGCAAGGATTTGTTTGCATCCAAGACAGATGAAGAACTTGCAAAGGACATTGAGGAATTGACAAGGAAATTACAATAATGGCAGCAACAAAGGCAAGCAGAGCGGACAAGATAGCCTTAATCAAGGCAATGCAAGAACGGCTTAATCGTGAAAGTCGTTCTAACTTGTTGCGTTTCACCCTTGCCACGATGCCGACATTTCGCCCGGCAGATTTCCACCGCCGATATTATGATTGTCTTACCAAGTTCGCCAAGGGTGACATCAAGAAACTTATGGTGTTCATGCCGCCGCAACATGGTAAGTCCGAGGGTTCAACAAGGCGATTGCCCGCATTCCTTTTGGGGCAAGACCCAGAAAAGCGATTGGCGATTGTGTCCTACAATGCACCAAAGGCACGCAAGTTCAACCGAGAAATCCAACGTATCATCGACACCCCGGAATACCATGCCATTTTCCCCGAAACGTGCTTGAATGCGTCAAATGTGACAACCATTGCAGGTTCATGGTTGAGGAATGCCGATGAGTGTGAAATCGTGGGGCATCGCGGTGGCTTCAAAACCGTTGGTGTGGGTGGTGCATTGACAGGTGAACCCGTGGACATCCTGATTATGGATGACATATACAAGGATGCAAAAACGGCATGGTCGCCCATCGTGCGTGAAAGTGTGTCCGATTGGTACGATACGGTTGCAGAAACACGTTTGCACAATGATTCGCAACAATTGATTGTCTTTACACGTTGGCACGAAGATGATTTGGCAGGTACATTATTACGCCAACAAGGGGTGTTTGATGCCGAGAGCAACCCCGATGGATGGGTTGTTGTCATATACCAAGCAATCAAGGAGGGCAAGCCAACCAAGCATGACCCACGAAACGAGGGTGAACCCCTTTGGGCTGAACGGCACAACCTTGCCAAGCTGCAAGCCATCCGAAAGAGAAATCCGCAAGTATTCGATTCGCTTTACCAGCAAGACCCCCAACCAAGGGCAGGTTTGATGTACGAAGCCGGATTTGTGGAATACATGATTCGCCCGGCAACGCAATATGTGAAAAGGCGGTGTTATGTGGACACCGCCGACACCGGGGCGGATTACTTGTGTGCCATCATATATGATGAAACCGAAATCGGCAACTACATTGTGGATGTGCTTTACACAACACGCCCGGTTGAGTACACAGAACCAACCCTTGCCAAGATGCTTTGCAAGCATGGTGTTGCGGATTGCATCGTGGAAGCAAACAATGGCGGTCGGTTGTTTAAGAACAACGTGGAAAAGCAATGCAGGTTGTTGGGCAATGGCAAAACCAAGTTTTCATCCTTTGCACAGCACGAAAACAAGGACACACGAATTTATTCGCATTCCGCAATGGTTCAGAACCTCACATTCATGCCCCAAGGGTGGAAACATCTTTTCCCGGAGTTCGCCAAGGCGATATGTGGTTATCTGAAAGCCGGGCAGAATGAACATGATGATGCCCCCGATGCCTTGACCGGGACAATCGAAAAGCGCAAAGGCGGCAAGCGCACGAATGTTGCCGCATTATTTGGTGTATCTTAAATTTTTGAGTTTATGACAATAGAAGAAATTTTCAAGCAAGCAACGGCAAATGATGTGATTTCCGAATTGAAGTCATGCCGTTTCATCCCACAACCCGATGTGGAGAGTGCGGAAAAGGCGTTGAACCCCGTTAACCATGACATCAATAATGTTATCTTGCGCCCTGATAAGCGTGTGCAAGTCAATGATGACAATAACGCGGATTCAGCCCAAAAGGTGATTACCACCGATGGGGAAAGCACGAATTATAAAACGGTCAAGGTCGCACGTGTCGCCCTTGCACTGCAAAGGCTTATCATCAAACGTGCCGTGTCATTTTGCTTTGGTAATGAACCATTGTACAACGCAACGCCCATGAATGACAACGAAACCATGATTGCGGATGCCTTGAAACGCATTTTGCATGATGTCAAGTCAAAGTCATTGAACCGCAAGATTGGGCGTTCCATCTTTGGTTACAAGGAATGTGCGGAGTATTGGTTTGTTGTCGAAAAGCCAAATGCCAAGTATGGCTTTGAAAGCAAGTATAAGATGCGTTGTGCCTTGTTTTCGCCCGCTTTTGGCGATACGCTTTATCCATACTTTGATGAAACCGGGGACATGGTGGCATTTTCTCGTTCCTTTTCCCGTACCATCAATGATGTTGCGGTTGATTACTTTGAAACATTCACGGACAAGGAACATTGGCTTTGGGTGAATGGGGCAAATGGATATGAAGCCGCCCCCGGTTATCCCAAACCCGTTGCCATTGGCAAAATACCCGTCATTTATGGGCATCAACCCATGTTTGAAACGGAAGATGTGGACAAGCTGATTGACAGATTGGAAACCTTGCTTTCCAACTTTGCCGACACCAACGATTACCATGCAAGCCCCAAGATTTTCACAACCGGGCAAATCAACGGTTGGGCGCAGAAAGGCGAAAGCGGTGCAGTTATCGAGGGCGAAGATGGGGCAACCATGCAATACGTTTCATGGCAGCAAGCCCCCGAAGCGGTCAAATTGGAGATTGAAACCTTGCTTAAACTGATTTACACCATTACCCAGACCCCCGACATTTCATTTGATGCGGTTAAGGGATTGGGGGCAATATCGGGTGTCGCTTTGAAGTTGCTTTTCATGGATGCACATCTTAAAGTCCAAGATAAGTGTGAAATCTTTGATGATTACTTGCAACGCCGTGTAAACGTGCTTTTGGCATACATTGGCATGATGAATGATGCTTTGTCCAAGGATTGTGAAACCATCATCATTGAACCCGAAATCGTGCCTTACATGATTACATCCGATATTGATGATTTGAATTATTGGATGACAGCCAACGGCAATAAACCCGTTGTTTCACAAGAAGAATCAATTGTTGGCGTTGGCATTTCCAAGAACCCCGAATTGACAATGAAGAAGTTGGATGAGCAATCACAACGTGATAATTCATTCATCATTGGTGAACCTCAATTGGAGGGTGATGCGTAATGGCAAGGATTAAAAGAACCCCGGCAGCGGAGCAACAGGCACAAAAGCCCAAGTTCCATTGCCAGGATTGTGCCAATTCATACGATTGGCATTCAAAGGCACTTGATGGGCATTTGATTTTGTGCCGTTGCAAGTATGATGCAAAGTCAGAATATGGCAAGTGGTGCAAGTTCCTGAATGATGCCCAATGTGAGAATTTTAAGATGAGAAAGTAAGATGGCAAAGCGGCAAAAGACAACAAGATTTTCAATCCAATCATACGATTTGGCACATTACCGCACAACCGAAGCGTATGCCCAAGCCGTGCAAGCCTTGTATGACAAGGCAACAACGGCAGTGTCAAGGGCGGCAGCACGTGGAAAGATAGACCCCGACAAGCCCTTTTCGTTTGATATGTACCCATCCGTGCAAAAGGAAATGCAGAGGATAACGGAACAACTTGCATCCAATATGCAAACCGTCATTGAAACAGGTTCACGCAAGCAATGGTTGTTTGCGTGCCAAAAGAATGATGGCTTTTTGGCATCCATCATGGACACATCCAAGTTGTCCAAGGGGCAGTTGAAGAAAATGCAAGACCAAAACTTGGATGCCTTGGCAGCGTTCCAAGGGCGAAAGGTGGATGGTATGGATTTATCACAAAGGATTTGGAAATACGTTGGGCAATACCGTGAGCAATTGGAATCCGCCCTTGATGTAGGTTTAGGAGAGGGGCGAAGCGCGGATGAACTTTCAAGGGATGTGCGGCAAAACTTGCTTGACCCCAACCGCCTTTTCCGCCGTGTCCGTGATAAACGTGGAAACCTTGTGTTGTCAAAGGCTGCAAGGGCTTTCCATCCGGGGCGTGGCGTTTATAGGTCAAGTTACAAGAATGCAATGCGCCTTACCCGGTCGGAAATCAATATGGCTTATCGTGAAAGTGATTGGCAGCGTTGGCAATCATTGGATTTTGTGGTTGGCTTTGAAATTCACCGAAGCAACCACGAACCGTTGTGTGAATGCGAGATTTGCGAAAAGTTGGTTGGCAGATACCCAAAAACTTTCAAGTTCAAGGGGTGGCATCCTCAATGTATGTGTTACGCAACCCCTATATTGATGGATGAAGAAACCTTTGATGAAAATGAGTTTGGCGACCTCAAAGCAGCATTGAAAGGCACGACATACAAGCCCTTGCAAGCCAAGAATGCCGTTTCCGATGTGCCGGATGGGTTCAAAGATTGGGTCAAAGCACACGTTGAAGCACAAAAAGGGTGGTCATCAACACCCTATTTTATCAAGGATAACTTTGTGAATGGACAACTTGGCAAGGGGTTGAAGATTGCTTTACCAACAACAGAAAAGCAAGTTGATGTCCTTGCACCATATACGACACAAATTGCACAAGCAAGGCAGATGGCAAGCAAATGGGGCTTGAATTTACAGCTTTCAATGTTAGACAAATGTGTTACCGAAAAAGATATTGCAAGCATACAAAGCAGAATTGCAACCATCCAATCCAAGGCATTGCAGATGGAACAAGCTGATGCCGACATTCGGCAAAAGTGTAAGGAATGGGGTTTGTCCACATATATCCTTGATGAAGCAATGCGAACACCCGATTCCAAGAACATTTTGGCACAAATGGCAGAATTGGAAACCCGTGCTTTCAATGCTGAAAGAGAGTACAAAACATTTATTTCCGATGCCAACAATGCCATTATTGAAGCCCGGAAACACAAGGGAATTGACATTTCGGGATTGCTTGCAGACGTTGCCACAATAACAAGTGATAAGCGTGAATGGATAATGGGCAAAGCATCCTACAAGAAAGCATTACAAGAACTTTTGGATAAAATCAAAGCCATTGCCCCAAGTAAAAACGATGCAGATATAACGCCCCCGGCGGATATTGAAGAAGATTTGAATGTTGGTAATGTTACCATCAAGCAACCCCAAAAAGTGTCCGTTACTTATGTTGCGGATGATAAGAAATTGCCTTTTGAAGAACGAGCAAAAAACATTGTTGATGGTTTAAGTGCTTTATTTGGAACTGACGAAAACACGCCAGCGGGATATAAAGCATGGTGGGATGCAATTAAAGTTAGTTATGGATATTTGAAAGGTACAAATCAACCATTATCCCTTGATAGAACAGTGGTAACGCCATTTGGCAAATCGGCGAAAGATGGTTTGTTAGACCAATTGAATGCCATCAATCATTGGGCTGAATTATCAACGGCAAGGAATTTAACGGCAATACCGATGAAGTGGCGAACTTTATTCAATGGATATGTACAAAAGATTGAATCAATGGATATTGGGCAAGTTGGTTACACTACGGTTTACCGGGAAATCGAAGCGGCATATAACATCTATAAGTTATCTACATCACCAATGGCGGTTAAATATGGCTTGGGTAAAATATCATCTAAAATGCCATACCAATTGTTTGAGGAATTGCAAAAGAAGTTGAAGATTGACATTACAAAGACAATGCCATTAAAAGGATTCTTTGATTCGCTTGAAGAATTTGTTCCGCTTTCAACGGTTGGTGCAAAGGGTGATACTTGCTATTTCTCACCTACATTCAACCATGTGCGTATTCCTATCAATCTAACTAAAACCGCAACAAGATTAAAAGAATCCGAAGTATATAGGACAAAGATTTTGTATCACGAATTTGGACACGCACGGGATTATTTGGCAACAGGTACATGGAGAAAAAGCAGCGCATGGAAAGACTTGTTCAAAAAATTCCAAGATGCAGTTAATAAAGATGGAGGGAAAGCACTTGAAACAGCTTTAAGGGCAAAGGCAACATCTTTGGGTGGAATGGCAAAAATGACAAGTAATGATGTGGAACAATTGGGTGCATACGCCGATACATTGCAATCGCTTGTAAGTGGACATCGTTATGTTTGGAATTTCGGGCATAGTGTTTCATATTGGAAAGGTGATAAATTATTGGCTGAATTTATCGCACACGCATCGGAAAACTATTGGGGTGGCAACAAGTTATTCAAAGAGTTGTATCCCGAATTGTACCGTGAGATGTGCAACTTGGTTAAGTCAATGTGTAAATAAGGAAAAGGGGCATTCAAGCCCCTTTCCTTATTCAATCCATAATTTCAAATATGAATCTTGTGCATTTGTATCATCACAACTTTCACCATCAATGAAAGTGCAATGAAGTGTTTTATTTTCTTTCAATGCTTGTTTGGCAAGTTTTATTGTTTGGTTCTTGTCGGCTTTGATGCCCCAAATCCCATTCAATGCCAATTGCAATGATTCTTTCATTTCATCATTGTTGCCGTTCATTATATGGTCAATGATTTGCTTATCTGTCAAATTATCAACTTTCATCATTCTTTGTTTTTAGGGTTCTTTCTATTTGTCTTTTTACGGTATATTATTCCACGGCGGATGATAACCTTATTGTTGCGGTATGGTTTTGTGTCCGTGATACCATAATTCCACAACCGGGAAGCAGACACACCAAGTTGGGATGGCGTGAAGTGGTCAAAGATGGCGGCTATTGAACCGAAATAATGGTTTTCATCATCGCCAAAGGAAACGTGGTATATTGTCGTTCCATTCATTGTTTTGCTATTGTTGTTATTGTAAAATCAAACCATTCTTTGGGCGAATTGGAAGCAGCTTTTTTTACCTTGCGATAAAAAGCCTTATCCAGCTTGCGAAGTCTTGCCAACGCATCATGTGGTTGCCAATGGAAATCCGGCATCACGGGATTGTTGGCGGCATATATTCCCCCTTGGTTGGGTTCATAATGCCCGAAAGCCACAATGATGCCATCCTTGATTGCAACCATTTCCCGGATTTGCTTTTTGCCCCGATGGTGCATCACAAGCCGTTGGCATCCGTTGTAATAATCCACAATCTTGCGTTGTTGTTCCATTGCTTGCCTTACCTTTTCGGCTTTGTGCTTGCGGAACACAAGCAGATTTTGGGCGACCTGATGGCGAAGTTCCGCGATGTTGATGGGAGCATCCCCCATTGCAACATCGTATGGCAACGTGCCATCAACAAACATCCTCACCGCACGGGTGAAGTTTTCTTTGTCCACAATCTTTTCATGCAACGATTGCACGAAAGCAGCATCCAAGCCATATTTGCTTGCCATGCCATTGAAATCAATTGTATTCATTTGCAAAGATAATAAATTTATTTAATATAACAATCAAAATAACTTTGGTTGATTATGTTTGAATAACCATTCTTTTGAATTTTGGTTGGAAATCCACCAATGGAATACTTGTTGGGGGTTGTCAAATTGGTCATACTTACCTTGTTCCATCAATTCACGGATGGCACGGATGTAAACCTTTTCGGCAAACCGGGGAAACATGGATAATTCACGTTGCTTTTCTTTGGGTGAAGCCATAGGGCAGAATAAGCAGCCAATCCGATGAAAGCCCTTATCATACAAATCACAATATGGCATATTGTTTCCCTTGATAAAATCCCAAATGTCCTTATCAGACCATTCAAATATTGGCGAAACCGTAACTTTGTCTTTGCCGCCGACACAATACACATTGCATTGCTTTTCGTTGTCAAACAGTTGCCCCCCCATGTTGCTTGTTGTTCATACAACTTGCCATCCACTATGTCATAACCAATGCGTTGCCCTATGATTTCAACCGCATGGCGTTTGGCTCGATTGGTGCTTTCCGCTTTCCTTATGCCAATAGCGGTGCAACATCCCGCCCCGGCTTTTTCTTTGAGTTCCGCACAGCAATAACGGGCTTGTCTTGTTGGAAGCATCCCTTTGCCAAGGATAAGTTCACGCATATTCCGCTTTGGCAAGTTCAACTTTACTTGTGGGTAATGTTGCCGCACAAACCGCATGAGATTGGGCGAATCCACGGAAGTAACTTGCATTTCTGCATGATGCTTACACCCGGACATTTCCACAAGGGCAAGTAATACTTGTGAATCCTTGCCGCCGGAGAAAGCAACATGAAATCCCCTTTCATCCATACGCAACGCCAATTTTTCGGCATTCTGAATGAATTTAATGGCATCATCCGTTAATCTTTTCAATCTGTCATTCATATCCCTTAATTATTATTGATACCAATGATGTTCAAGCAGTTCTTTGAGGGCAACAATTTGTTTACGGCATCAAGGGTTGCCCCGGTGGTCAAGATGTCATCAAACACAATGATGTTGTGTTCCTGAATATCCACGTTCAATGTGAATTGTGGATTGATACGTTGCCTTGTCTTGGCGGTTATTGCATCACGGTAGAATGGTATGCCCAATTTTTCAGCAATCACCAAACAAACGCTTTCGGCAAAGTTCGTTTCCTTGTGGCGGCGTTTGGGTGTAGTAAGCAACGCCCAATCATCGTTGTGGTGCAATCCAATCACACGGCGAATGACATTCAAAGCAGCGTCAGCAAACAAGCCCACGTTGGAGAAATCCGCCTTGATGGTGGACAATGGATAACCTTGTTCGCTTTTCTTGAAGCAAGAAATGAAAGAGAAATCACGTTTAGGATGCCAGCCGATGCAATCTTTCAAATCACACACGCTTTCTTGTGAGTTGGCGGCAGAGTTCCACCCTGCACGTTTCTTTTCTTGCGGTTGTTCCTCAAATTGCGGAATGTCAATTGCCCATTCTTGGAGTTCCACGGCATCCCATCCGTCAAGCAATGCTTTGTAATCCCAATCCCCGAAATCCCCATTGTCCTTGATGATATAGTTGCGGAGTTTTTCAACGGGCGTTTCCTTGGGGATAATGATACATGGGACATCATCAAATCCAAGCCGTTTGAGGGCTTGTAAACGCATATTGCCCCCGATGGTGATATACTTGCCATCCTCAATCGGATAAACGAGCAACCCACGCAATTGCAGCATTTCGGGGTCTTGCTTGATGCTTTCAACCAGCTTGTCAAGTTTTGCCCGGTTTGTAATACGCGGATTTGGGGGCAAGCCCGGAACTTGCCCCGTGTTATTCTCAATCCGCATGATGGGAATGTTTGTTGTTGTCATATCATAATGATTAAAGTTGTAACACCTTTCTTGTTGGCATAATCAATGGTGTATTTCGTGCCTTTGGATGTGCCATTCCAAAAAGCAACCACCAAATCGGCATTATCCACGATTTCACGGTTGCGGATAAATGTTGCACCACGCCCATTTTTGGCATAATCGGGGCGAAACTCTATAAGTTCAAGCCCATGTTGCCTTGCATATTGGGCGGCAAGGGAATCAATGCCCCTTGCACCCCCGGAAATGATTGTATCATTTGCATCAATGTTGATGCGCCTTTCAAGTTCTTGGGCGAAGTTGATATTGCCCGGCTCACGTGAACCAATGATTGCGATTTTCATTGCTATATGTTTTATAGTAATACACTTTGTTAGAAACAAATAGGAAATTCACTTGATTTCAAGCGATGCCCGGCAAGAATCAACAAGGCTTCATTCATTCTGAAAGAACGTGCGATTGTTCCGGGCGTGCCATGATTTACAGTTGGCGACCAATATGTAAAACACACACCCGAACCATCGGAATAAAATTCAATGGAACTTGCCTTGCCATTGTCAAGGGCTTGGATTGTTTCATTCACACGAAGTTGGGTTTCATAATCCAACTTTTCAATTTGTTCTTTGATACATTGTTTCATTGTTGCGAAAGATTATTTGTTAAACTTGAATTATAAGCCCGGCAGGAAAGAAACCGTTTCACATTGTGTTGTTTGGTTTTGGAACACCCAACCTTTATCATAGGCATTGCCATCATCCTTGCGGTGGTAACGAAACCATTTATCATACACACCCATTTTGCAATCCTCGATGCCCTTTTGATAATCATGTTCGGCGGTTGCGATTTGGGCTTTTGCCCTTTCCATGATTTGATTTTTCAAATCCTCAATTGTTGTTGCCATTATTGCGAAAGTTTTTATTGTTATACTTATGTTGCATTGTGTTTTATAGTAACACACTGCAAAGATAGTTGTTTTATTTAATATAACAAACTTTTTTGGCGAAAAAATGCACTTGCAATGCAAAATTGTTGATAAGTTAAGCATAAGTAACCGCCTTTTATTAAGTGTATCACTATAAAACACATTATCTTTGTAGGTGATTTGTGAAACTTAATACATTCAATTCAGATGAAGAAAACAATTTTGGCATTACTTGTGGCGAAGTTCCAAGGCGTGCGGAAAGACGGATTGTCAGTTATGGCGGGCATCCTTGCCCTACAAGCAGCAACCGAAGAAGAAGCGAAAACCCTTGTGGACAAACTCACCGATGCGCAAGTGAACGAGTTTATCAAGGATTATCGCAAGGATGTGGACAAAGAGGTGTCCGAGAGTAACAAGACCTTTGAAACCAATTTGCGCAAGAAGTACGATTTCAAGGAAAAGGAAACCGAACCCGGCGGTGACCCGAACAAGAACCCGGAAAACCTTGCGGAGATTGTCAAAGCGGCAGTTGCGGCAGCAGTCAAGCCCTTTGAAGAAAAGTTGTCAGGTTATGAAACCAAGAACCTTGCCGATACAAGGCTTGCCCAACTCAATGAGAAATTGAACGGATGCAAAGATGAAACATTCAAGGCGCAAACCTTGAAAGATTTCGCCCGCATGAAGTTTGAAACCGATGATGAGTTTACGGAATACTTGAAAGACAAGGAAACGGACATCGCAACCGCAAATCAGAATGTGGCGAATGCCGCCCTTGGCGGTGCAAGTGGAAAGCCCCTTTTCGCCCAAAAGGGTGAAGATGGTATTTCCAAGGGTGTTGCCGATTTCGTGGCATCGCAGAAGCCCGAAAATGATACATTCAAGGGCAAAGAAGTTTAACCGTAAAAACCAACAACAATGTTGCAGATTGAACGAAAGAAAGACAACCGCGTTGTAAAGTGCATCTTGCATCGCGTTGCAGACATCCCCGGTGGCGTTACCGTTAAGGTTGCCAATCTGGGCGGCACGGCATTGTTTGAGGGAACGCCTATCGGTGTTGATGCAAATGGCTTGTATGCTGTTTGCAAGACCGCCCAAATCGTAACCGAAGCGGCAGCAAGTGCAACATCATACGAAGTTGCCAAGGGGCATCATTTCAAGGTTGGTGACCGTTTCGCAACCGCAGATTGCAACGGTCAGACCATCACCGCGATTGATAAGTCCGACCCCGCAAAGGACATCATCACCGTTGGCACAACCCTTTCAGCATCCAAGATTGCCGCCGGAACTTGTGCGTTTGAATCAAGTGGAGCGAACAAGACATTGAAAGTTACCCCGGTTGCCATTGCCGGAAGCAACGAAGATGTCAAGAGCGACACCAACTTGTTTGTCAGTGCATGGGTTATCGGTGTAGTGAACAAGGCAACCGCCCCCATCGTGAATGATGCTATCAAAACCGCCCTAAAAGGTGTGGTTTATGTTTAACCCCTAAAACAATTAAGCGAATATGCAAAAGAGTTTGATGGTAGGGTTGAATGAAAAGGACATGGAAGCCGTAATTCGCACTTACGACCTCAAAGACTATTATTATCCAACCCTTTTCCCGTTGAAGGAAACCAATTTCCTCACGTGGAAGATGCTTGAAGCGCAATCCGGCTTGAAGATTGCCGCCGACCTTGTGGCAAGGGGTGCGACAATTCCGAGAAAGACCCGTGAAGCGATTTCGCGCATCCAAGGTGACATCCCCAAGATTACCATATCGCGAGAGAAAAACGAGGATGAATTGACCGAATATGACATCATGGTTGCCATGTCGAGCAATAATCCCGACCTCAAAGCCCTTGTGGAGTTTTGGGCAGAGGACACCAAATTTTGTTGGGATGGCGTTGCAGCACGTGCCGAGTGGATTGCGTTGAAGCAAATTTCACTTGGCAAGGTGAAGTTCACCAATTCCAACAATGCAGCAGTCGTAACCGAATACGATGTTGATTACCTTATCCCGGCAGAGCAGAAAATCGGCGTAACAACCGATTACACGGCAGGAACAGCCGGAAAGCCTTTCACAAAGGATTTCCCCGCCGCCCTGAAGCTGGGCAAGAAGTTGTATGGCGCAACCTACAAGTTTGCGTTTATGAATGTTGATACTTTTGAGAAACTTGCCGCCCAAGAGGAAGTTTATAAGAAGTGTGCCACATTCATTCAGAACGTAACCGACACACAGGATGCCCCCGACCTTGCAACCGTGAATGCTTACCTTGCCAAGAAAAAGGAATTGTTCCGTGGCTTGCAAATCATTGTGATTGACCAAGACATCACATTGGAACTTGCCGATGGCACACGCATCACTGAAAATCCGTTTGAGGATGATGTTATCCTTTTCAGCGAAAGCAAGGTATTGGGCAACACGTATTGGAAAAAGCCTATTGATGCAAAGGCAATGCCCGGCAGCGTAGCCGATAAGGTTATGCACGGTCATACGCTGGTCAAGAAGTATTCCAACGAAAGCCCCGTGCAGGAAGTAACCGAGGGCATAGCAAACCTTTTCCCGGCTTGGAATCTTGCCGGAAGAAGCGTTTTGATGCAGGTTAATGCGACATCGTGGAAGAAGAACTAACATTGAACAAAGGGGCGGTGGCGGTTAAAGCGTAAGACACCGCCCCGGAGTTCTGAAAGCAAGATGGATTATGACGAACAAAGAATATCTTACCAAGGCATTGAATGGGCTTAACCTTTCCGATGATGACATTGAAATCATCATGGTAAAAGGTGGAGTTCAAGCCGATGCCGAAGTTGATTGCAAGCAATGTGATACGGCGGTTTATGACCGCTTTTCGGTCATCCTCAAAGGCACGATGCAAAACGTGTCGGAGGGTGGATATTCCGTTTCATGGAACATGGATGCCGTGAAGATGTATTACAATGCCTTGTGTCACGAACTTGGCAAAGATAATGTGCTTGCCACACGTCCGAAAATTCGCAACCGTTCAAATATGTGGTGATATGGCAGCAGTGAAGCAATACCCCCATTTCCTTTTCATTGAGGATGCCGCCGAATCCGTGCAGGATGCCGGGGGCAATTGGATTGAATGCGAATCATCGCGCAAGTTCATTTCCATGTGCCGTGAGGAATCCGATGGCAAGGGTACGGAATACCAAGTTGCAGGAGGGAAAACCCAAAAAGCGACATCCGTTATTCAGTTGCCCACAACTTGTCCAAAGGTTGCCAAAGGTGCAATGGTCGTGATTGCAAACGATATGGATTGTTCGGACATCCGCATTGCCGGAATATGCTTGAACTTTGACAAGGCACAATTACATTCAAGGCTATGGGTATAAAGGCAAATTTCACAAAGGATGATGTGCGTAACCGCTTTAATGCTTTCTTGAATGAGATTGAGAAAAAGCAGATTGCCCGCTTGCAAAGGCTGGGCGAAATGTGCTTGATTGAAGCAAGGAACAACAAGGGGTATATGATGCAAACCGGGGCGTTGCTATCGTCCACGGGTTATCAAATCTTTGTGGATGGCGTTGCCGTTCATACCCAATTCGATGCGGCGAGCGGAGCGGAAAGCGGTGCAGCCGCAAAAGGAATGAAAGCCGGGCAAACCATTGCCGATAAGGTGGGAAAACAAACCAAGGGTGTTGCCCTTGTTGTGGTTGCCGGAATGAATTATGCCGCATACGTTGAAGCGAGAGGATATAATGTGCTATCAAGCGCGGAACATCTTGCCCAACGGGAATTGCCCCGGATGTTGGAGAAACTTATTACTAACATTAAACGTGCAGCCGAATGATTACATCATTTGATACCAACGAAATCTTGTTTGGCTTGCTCAATGGCAACACATCCATCAAGGGTGCTTGTTACCATGATGGCGACCGCCCGGACAATTCGCAGGATGAAGATATTGCCGTGAATACCGTTGATTTGACGCAAGACAGCTTGCCGCAAATAGGTACAAGCAACATCAACATCTATACCCCGGACACCCCCAAGAAAATCAAGGGCAAATCGGTGTTGTCAGCAAACCGCACGAGATTGAAAGCCTTGGCAAAAGAAGTCTTGGCAATAGTGAGAAAAGCGGAAATCCCCGGAATTAAAGCCATACCCGGCAACATGACAATCATGTATGAGCCAAACACACGGCAACATTTCGTGAACATCCGCATTGATTGGAACATTCAAATTTAATTTCATCATGGCAGAAAGAACATCTTTAATCACGCTTGGTCTGTGTGAAATCCAAGTTGGTGCAGCATCAACAACTGGTGTGATGCCTGGCTCGCTTGCCAAAATCGGCAAGACCTACAAAGATACTTGCAAGATTGCGCAGGATGCCGCCGATGTCACCGAACATTACGAGGAGGGCAAGGCAGCCCCCGAAGTGCGCAAGAAATCCAAGAAGATGCCGAAACTTACATTCTCAATCATGGATGCCAACGTGCAAGATTTGATTGATTATGTCGGTGGCGAAAACGTGGGTACATCCGATGCCCCCGTTTGGGGTTTTGATGGTGATGAAGTCGTTGCAAACAAGGCTATCTTGGTGAAAGCCGAACAGGGCTTGAACTTTGAAATCCCCAATGGCGACATCGAAGCCATCATCAATGCCGATATGTCGGCAAAGGGTATTTTCCTTGTCGATTTCACCGTTACCCCTTGTGCGGTATCATCGGGAAAGGCGATGAGAGCGAAACCCGCGACAACTTAAAAGCGGGGCAACCTGAAAGTGAAACCCGAAGCCCCCGGAGCAACAGCCCTTGGGGGCTTCAATGTTTAATCACAATAATATGAGCAAGGAACAAGAAAAATTGGAGCAGGAACGGCAAGAGTTGAACACCTTGATTGGTAAGGGCGTGTCTTTTGAGGTCAAGGATGTTGAGTTTGAAACCGTGAAGCGTTGGGGATTTTTCAAGAAACATACCCCCAAAGAAGTAACAAGGAGGTTCACCATCAATGAACCAACCCTTGCAACCCTTGACCGCCTTTCATCCGAATGGATAGAATTTGCCATTGATGAAGAAGCATTGAAATCAAGTGATGGCATGGTTGCGGCAAGACATTATGCCCACAAGCATTGTGAGCGTTGCGCAAAGGTAGTTGCCATCGCCGTGCTTGGCGAAGATAGGTTGATTGCCATTCCCGGAAAGGGTGGCACACGATGGGTTGAGGATGAAGCCAAATTGGAGCAATTGACACGCCTTTTCTTGCGTACCATCAAACCATCAAGGCTTTATCAATTGTATGTGCTTATCAATACCATGTGCAACCTTGGGGATTTTTTGAACTCTATCAGATTGATGTCCACAGACAGAACCACAATGCCGAATCCGATAGAGCAAAGCAACGTGGGTTGAATAGTCCACACGGTCGGCGGGGTGCAATCTGTGAGCATTTCGGATGGTCGTATGATTACTTGCTACATGGCATTGCATGGTCAATTGTCCAACGCATGATGATTGATGCACCAAGTTATGACACCGAAGATGACAACGTGCGTGAAATCGAATTGACGGAGGATAACCAACAACAAGTTTTGAATTATGTTAATTCTTTAATGTAGGTATATATGGCAGATGTAAACGGTGGTGCATTGTCCTTTTCATCCGTTTTGGATAACGACCAAATGAACGCAGCAATTGAAGAAACATTGCGGAGGGTTCAAGGCTTTTCCAATGCCGTTGTCGGCAGTGGTGATGTGATGGACAAGACAACACAAGAAATCGTTGAATCAATCAACATACAAAAACAGGTTATCCAAAACCTTGAAAATACCGTTGCCGAGTTGAACGCAAAGATTAACGAGTTGCAACCGGGAGCGGCACAAGATGCCCTTATTGAGCAAGCAAATGCGGCAAGGGCTGAACTTGAAGATGAAAAACAAGGCATGGTTGCCTTGATTACCGAATTGAACAACTTGCAGCGTGCCAATGCTGGGGCGGCATCATCCGCCGAGGAAATCCGGGCAACGCTTTCGCAGGTAGGGGCAGCGTGTGAAATGAATGAAAACGCCCTTGCCGCCCTTGAAGCAGAATATGAAAAGATAACAACGCAGATGAATGGTGCGTTGAAGTCTGGTAATGATGCAGAATACCGGGCATTGAGGAACAAGGCACAAGCCATTAAAGGCGAGATGGCAACACGCAAATCATTGTTGGCGGAGTTACGCAACCAATCCAATGCACTGGAAGCGGAGGCAAGCAAGTTGGAGCAATCAAGGGCGGCGGTTGAAAACAACGCCCAAGCCCATGTTTCCTTGCGTGGGCGCATCCGTGAATTGCGTGAGGAAATGGCATTGTACCGTGAACAGTATGGTGACCAAACCGCCAAATACCGTGAAATGGCGGCAGAATTGGGAAGATTGCAGGACATCCAAGGGGATATTCAAACCCAAGGCAAAATCCTTTCCAATGATGAAGCACAATTCCAAGGCATCATTTCGGGTTTGAATGGTGTTGTGGGTGGATTCACGGCAGCACAAGGCGCGGTTGCATTGTTTGCCGGAGAAAATGAAAACTTGCAAAAGATAATGTTGAAAGTCCAATCCCTTATGTCAATAACAATGGGATTGCAACAGGTATCACAAGCATTGAACAAGGATTCCGCATTTCGTCTTGCAACCATCAATGGGTTAAAGGAATGGTGGAACAAACTTACAGCCATCGGGCGAGGTGAACAAGTTGCCGAAACCGTTGCAAAGACCGCAGACACCACGGCAACCATTGCCCAAACATCCGCAACCACCACAAACACGGCGGCGGTTCAAGCAAACACGGCGGCAAAAACGGGAAATGCAACCGCAACATCCGGGGCGGCGGCAGCCCAAGGAGTGCAAACGGCATCCGCAGTTGCTGGAACGGCGGCAAATATCGGGCTTGCCGGGGCATTCCGTATGGTTGGGGCGGCAATAAAATCTATCCCGGTGTTCGGTTGGATTCTTGCCGGAATATCGGCGTTGATTGCCCTTGTGTCGCATTTCGTGGGTAAGGCGAACGAAGCCAAGAAAGCAGCAGAGGAATGGTATCAATCCATTGCCGAAAACGCTTACAAGCCCATTGCAACCATTGAAGAATTATCCATTAAGTGGAATGCACTTGGTGATGATTTGGAAGCAAAAAAACAATTCATTGAAGATAATGCCAAGGCATTTGATTCATTGGGTGCATCAATCAAGGATGTTTTAGATGCCGAAAATTTGCTTGTAAAGAATAAGCAAGCCTTTATTGATGCCCAAATAGAAAAGGCAAAAGCATCCATATATCTTGCCCAAGCACAAGAAAAGATAAAAGAGTATATAAAAGCAGAGCAAGAGTATAATGCGATGCCTGACACACGCAGCTATTATGTCCAAACATCATCCTTTGGAACTGGGTATTATGTTGAGGGTGAAAACACGGCTAAAAAGGAAAAGAAAAAAGAATTAGATGAGCTGAAAGCCGAAATTACACAAGGGTACACGAATGCAGCAGCCGCAGAGAAAGCAGGTTTGAAAAAATTGAAAGATGCCGGGATTGATGCAACCGAAACGTATGCCAAGGGGTCACTTGGTGCGATACAACAAGCCATTCAATTAAAGCAAGAAGCCTTGAAAAAATTGACTAATAATGCCGATTATCAAAAGGCTATGAAAGAAATTGAAGATTTGCAGAAACAAGCTGATAAAATAACCGGGAATAAAAATAAGAACGGTGGAAGCGGTGGAGGTGGCAGCACATCCACCAAAGACCCATTCTTGGAAAAATTGGCAAAGTACAAATCTGAGTATGCCCGTTTTCAAAAGTGGGTCAATTCGGGTGATGCCATCTTGGTTGCATCCGCCAACAAGGAGTTTGAAAAATTGCTTAAAGAGGGGGCAACATACATTGATTACCTGAAAAAGCAACGTGACATCATCTTGCAAGTGGGCATTGCCAACCGTACCAAGGAACAGAACAAGCAATTGCGGCAACTCAATGATGCGATAGCCGAGGAAACCAAAAGAACGGTGCTTGAAGCATTCAATCAAGAGTTATCGGCAAGCCTTGACAACGCCAAATCGGTTATTGAAATGCTGAACATTATCGAGCAGAAGCGCAAGGAACTTTCGGGCGATGGCACGGAACTTGACAACGCCAAAAAAGATGTGCTTGATGAAGCGGAGCAGCAAGCCCAAAACAAGGTACGCCAACAAACGGAAACCCTATTGAACCAATACGCATCATTCGTGGCACAGAAACGCCGCCTTGAAGAACAATTCAATGCGGATGTGGAATTGCTTAACCGCAAGCGTATGCAAGCCACAACGGATGCCGAGCGTGCGGAGATTGACCAAGCCATTGCCAATCGCCGTGCGCAATATGAAAAGGATGATAAGGGTGTCGGCGGTTATGATGATATGTTGAACCAATATGGCGGTTATGAGCAGAAGAAACAACGTATCATGGAACAATATGCCGAAAGGCGGCGTATTGCACTTTTGAACAATGACCAATTATTGCTTGCACAGCTTGCACAGGCGGAGCAAGAAGAATTGTCCCGGTTGCAAAGTGATTTGATAACCAAATCGGCAGATTGGCAATTGCTTTTCTCAAACCTTGATGGATTGACAACCGACACCATCAAACGCCTTATGGGGCAAATAGAAAGCCAAAAAATAAACCTTTCGGCACAAATGAACCCCAAGGATTTGCAAGCCATCAACGAACAGTTGGAAAAGGCACGCAAGGAAATCGAATCACGCAACCCATTCACCGCCCTTGGTGCGGCATACGAGCGTTTGCGGCAGCAGATGAGGGATAACAAGTTGCTTTCGGGCGATGACCCATTCTTGCGTGAACTGCAAGCCAAGGAGGAAGAATATAAGCAATTCCAAGCATGGGTAAATTCGGGCAATTCCACGCTTGCAGATGGGGCAAATCAAGCCTTTTCCGAACTTGCACAACAAGGCGGCACATACCTTGAATATCTGAAACGCAAGAAGCAGGAATTGCAAGGAAAGATTGACATGGGCGTTGATGTCGGTAACTCAATGGACATCTTGGATGCCATGATACGCAAAACGGAGAGTGGCAAATCATCAAGTGATTTGTTGAAACAATCCTTGAAAGATACATTTTCATCCGTTGGCGGCTCAATCGACTTTGTGAATGGTGTTTTCAATTCGGTAACATCCGGGTTGGAAAAGATGGGCATCCAAATGGATGAGGAAACCCAAGCCATTATGAATGACATTGGCGGCATCATGGAGGGTGCAAGCCAACTTTCACAAGGCATTGCAACGGGCAACCCCCTTTCAATCATCCAAGGTTCAATCGGGTTGCTTTCATCCGCTTTTGACTTGTTCAATTCACGCGACCGCAAGGCAGAGAAGCAAATCAAGAAGCATCAAGAAGCCATTACAAAGTTACAAAACGCATACAAGCAACTTGAATGGCAGATTGACAAGGCTTTGGGTGGCGAGGTGTACAAGAACCAACAAGCAGCCATCCGCAATATGCAGGAGCAGCAAGCCCACCTTAAAGCATCATGGGAAGCCGAAATTTCCAAGAAGCACACCGATTGGGGGCGTGTGGATGAGTTCAAGGAGCAATATGCGGAACTTGGGCGGCAAATTGAAGATATGATTGATGAAATATCCAATGATTTGTTGCAGACAAACGCAAAGGATTTTGCAAGCCAATTGGGTGATTCATTGGTTGAAGCATTCAAGAGTGGCGAAGATGCCGCAAAAGCGATGGAAACCACCGTGAATGAAGTGTTGCAAAACCTTGTCGTGAACCAATTGAAAAAGAAGTTCTTGGAACAGCAATTGCAAAGTGCGCTTGACCAATTGGAAAAGGATATGGGCTATTGGAATGGCGATGATTTCATTTTTGATGGATTATCCGATGCAGAGATTGCCCAATTCCGGCAACAAGTGGCGGCAGCAACAAGCAATTTCAATCAAGCCTTGGACATCTACAAAGATTTGTTCGCGGATTTGGGGCTTGATGACACCGATGAATCATTAACGGGTGCGGTTAAGGGCGTGAGTGAGGAAACCGCCAACATCCTTGCCGGGCAGATGAATGCCATCCGTATCAACCAACTTGAATCAACGCAAATATTGCGACAGTCCTTGCAAGCCTTGAACACCATTGTTGCAAACACATCTTACAACAAATATTTGGCACGCATCGAGCGGATTATTACGATTTTGGAAACCAACCAATCAAGTGATGCTTTGCGTTCACAAGGATTGGCATAATAACAACGATATGAACAGCATTACAAAACAGCTTGCGAAGCGAGCAAAGGAACACGGAATTTGCAAACCGTGGTACAATGAATTGAAAACATTGGAGGACAAGGAAGCCTTGATTGAAATGTATATCCGTGGGCTTGATTTTTGCCTTGAACACAATTATCCATCCAATGATTTCATCCGCCAGCATTTCAAGGGCATTATGGAAAAACACGGCGTTTTCCTTGATGATGCAATTGAATTGCAAAACCCATCCAAGTGCATTGCCCTTGGCGAAACCAATGGCAAGGTTGAAGCGGATGAATATGCCGTTGTTGAAGTCTGGGCGAAGCATCAAGCAGCCTTGAACATCATTGCCAAGGGTAATGCCTTTGTGATGGTTGATGTGTATGATGATGCCGTTGTGAATGTTTGTGCATACGACCGGGCGAAAGTATGCGTGAACAAGCATGGTGGCAAGGTTACATATAATGCTACGGATGATGCCGTGGTGAAATTCCGGGACAAGTCAAACAAATAAAATCATAGGATATGAGTACGAACAACATAATCTTTCAAATGCCATTCGATGAAAGCGATGGCAGCACAACCGCATACGATTATTCAAGCAACCGAGCCGATGGCATTGTTACCGGGGCGCGATTTGTCGGCGGCAAGAATGGCAATGCCATATCTTTTGCCGGGGCTGATACGTGTGAGGTGTCCAAAAGCGTATTACCCAACATGAGCGTGAATTTTTCCATGATTATGTGGGTGCAAGGCAGGGAATGCGAAGTTGGCACACCTGAAAAGTTCATTTGGGTTTTGAACTTTTCAGGCTACAAGAACTATATAGAAGTTCCAATTGAAGCCAAGGCGGGAACATGGTTTTCACTTGCCATTGTAAGGCGTGGTAACGTGTTCCAATTCTATGTCAATTCATCATTGCTTAAAGAGGTTGTGAGAAACGGCACATTGCTTGGTGTGTCGCTTAATCAAGATTTTTATGGTGGTGATTATGGCTTTGGCTTACTGGATGATGTTAAGATGTATAATATCGCCTTATCGCAAGAGGACATCATCAATGAATTGTCATCATCAAAGCAACAAGCATACTTGATTGATGGGCATGATTTCAAGGATTACGGAATCTATGTCGCATCATCCGATGGCTTGTTGAACCGCCCGAAGCTGAAAGACCCCATGTCAGTAAATTGGGACAATTACCACGGGCAAAGCGTTGATTTGGCACACAAATACTATGACACAAGGGAAATAACCCTTTCGTGTTTCTGCAAGGCGGAATCCAAGATGGATTTCATCAAGAAGATAAATGATTTCCAACGCTTGTTTGACAAGCGAGGAACAAACCGCCTTGTCGTGGATGTCCACCCGGTAAAACCCTTGATTTATGAAGTATATTCCACCGATGCCATCGAGGTTGAAAAGGAGTGGAACGATTATTTGATGGTTGGCACGTTCAAATTGAAGTTGAAAGAACCCGAACCCGTGAAAAAGGTTTTGAAGCACATCCGCGTTGGGGAATCAACCAAAACTTGCACAATCACAATGACAACAACCAAGTATGTGAACATCTATTGGGGTGATGGCAGCGTTGATTATGACATTGCCGGAACTGATTTGAAAATTACCCATGATTATTCGGACAACGGCGATTATTTCCCCGTTGTCACCGGGTGCGTGGATGAAATTACATCATTTGACACAAATGCAATTGTTGTATGGGAGCGAATATAATTATCACAAAACCCAATGGAAGCCGTGTGCCTATTGAATCAAGGCGCACGGCAACCGGGATAACGGCGGCAAAGCAAAATTGGGCTTTGAATGCCGAGGACACCATCAATATCACGGTTGTTTCCCCTTTCCCACAATCGTATGGGATTGGGGACACAATAACCGTGTTCGGGCGTGATTACAAGTTGAACCGTTTGCCAAAGGTAAAGAAAACGGGCATGGCTGAATTTCAATATGACTTGGAATTTGAGGGCATCCAATATGACCTTTTCCGTGTAACATACGATTTGACCATTGACACCACCAAGAATGAATTGCAAGACATTCAGGGCGACACATTGACAGGTGATTTGAAACGCTTTATGGATGTGTTGATAAGTAATGCCAACCGTGTGTTCCCCGGTAAATGGGAGGTTGGTATATGCCCCGAAACGATAGGTGATAAAACCTTGACTTTTGGAGAATCCGACAATTGCTTGTCCGTTCTGCAAACCTTGTGCAGCCAAGACAATTTCAATGTGGAATTTGAGATTGAAAAGGTGGATGGCGTTTACACCATAAACCTTTATGAAAACGTGGGGCAAACCTTGCCATTCACGTTTGAATATGGAAAGAACAAGGGCTTGTATTCCATGACCCGTGAAAACGTGTCATCCGCCAATATAATAACCCGTTTGAAAGTATTTGGCAGCACGGAAAACATTACATCAAAATACCGTGCCGACCGCCTTTGTATGTTTGGAAAGGACAAATCCACATCCTATATTGAAAAGGCGGAAGCGGTGGCAAAATACGGCATTTTTGAGGGGCGAAAGAACTTTGACATCAAACCAACATTCACGGGAAAGGTTACGGCAATTGTGGATGGTGATGTATTGTCATTCATTGATGAAACATTCCCCTTTGATTTGAACGCAACCGATGCCGCCGGGCAAACCTTGTACCTTATTGCCGGAGTGTCCGCAAAGGTACATTTCAACACGGGCAACCTTGCAGGGTATGAATTTGAGGTTCACGCATACGACCATGCAACGCACAAGTTCACTTTGGTTAAATTGACCGATGACCGGGGCGATGTGTTCCCATCCGCAACATCCCCGGCATTCCAATTTGGCATGAATGACACATACAAGGTACTGGACATTGCTTATTCCAAGGATATTGAGGAAGAAGCGGAAAAGAAGTTGGCAGAGGAGGGCAACAAATACTATGACCAAAACAGCCAACCAAAGGTGCAATATGGCGTTTCCGTAACAAAGGAATACATCGAAAAGTATTTGGCAACAAGCGATGCCGGGATAATGAATGTCTTTGCACCGGGTGATTTCCTCAAAGTTGTTGATGCCGATTTGGGCATTGACAAGGCAATCCGCATCAAATCTTTTGTCCGCAATGTGCTTGAACCATACGATTACACCTTGACAATATCCGACACCCAAACGAATGCCGATATTACAACAAGGGTGATTTCCGAATTGGTGGACATTGACAAGGTTTTGACCATCAACAACCTTAAAGACCCCACAAGGGCAAGGGCGAATTGGCTTTCATCCCGTGAGGTGTTGAACATGGTTTTTGACCCTGAAACAGGGGGTTATTACAAGGACAAAATAACACCCGAAAGCGTGGACACCTTGGCATTGTCCGTTGGTGCGAAGTCAATGCAATTTGGCTTGACCAATACAGTATTCCAACCCAATTTTGGCGGCAATCCAAACATCTTGAAGTGGCAAGGTGGTGTTCTTACACATTACACCATCAACCCGGATGCCCCCCGTTCATGGGTCATCCAAGATGGGCAAATCACATTGGGTGCGCCCATTGCGTTCTACATTTATGCGGTATGTTACCGGGGCAACAATAGCGGTATTATTGAGGTAACGACAGCACAACACAAGTGTGAGGAAAACCCCAATGTATATTTCTTTTTGATTGGTGTGCTTAATTCGGTGGATTTGACAACAAACGTGCGTTCAATCGCCTTAACTTATGGATTTACCATGATAAACGGGCGTTTCATCAAGACCGGGCGAATTGAATCGGCTGATGGCACAACATACTTTGATTTGGACAATTCGGAGATTGGCGGGCGAATTGTATTCACATCCAATGGTGAGCAAAAAACCTTGCAGGAACTTGGGGCGGAAGCCTTGGAAAGCAAGGATTTCATCAACAATACTTTGCCGGGCATACTTGAAGAAATCCAATCACAATTGGATGGGCAGATTGAACAGTTCTTTTACACCTACGACCCTACATTATCCAACATCCCGGCAAGTGAATGGACAACCACGGCGTTGAAAGAACAACATCTTGGCGATTTGTTCTATAATACCGACACCGGGGCGGTATTCCGCTTTGTCAAGGATGGCAGCACATATAAATGGCAGCAATTGAGTGATGCTGAAGTTGCGGAAGCCCTTGCAATCGCAAATGATGCCCTTGCCCTTGCAAGAGAGAAAAGGCGAATTTTCACATCAACACCATATCCACCGTATGAAGTTGGGGATTTGTGGGTGCAAGGAAGTTCGGGTGACATCATGCGTTGCAAAACATCCCGTGCATCTGGTTCTTACACATCAAGCGATTGGGAAAAAGCAAGCAAGTACACCGATAACACCGCATTGAACAATTTTATCAATGGTTCATATAAAGATACAATAACCAACATAACCACACAGATTGATGGCAAGATTGAAACATGGTTTCAAACATCCGACCCATCAACGGCATGGACAACCACGGCATTAAAGAAAGCCCATGTTGGTGATATGTGGTATCATACCACAAACAAGATTTTGAAGTATTATTCAAGTTCTTATGCGTGGGTGCAGGTGGATGATGCCAAAGCGATTGCAGCTTATGAAGCGGCAAGCAAGGCACAGGACACCGCCGATGGAAAAAGGCGTGTGTTTGTCGCAACCCCGACTGTGCCTTATGATGTGGGTGATTTGTGGGTTGATGGCAAAGAGTTAAGGCGTTGCATAACGAGAAAGACATCAACACAATCATACAATGTGAATGATTGGGTGATTGCCGTGTACTATGACAACACCAAGACAACCATTGATGGCGGCATTGTTACATCCGGCACAATCCAAGTTGCGGGTGATAACAATTCCATACTTGCAGGTATCACGGGTAATGGAACGGCGGCATCATCAATCCGCTTTTGGGCTGGCGCATCCTTTGAAAACCGTGCAACCGCTCCATTCCGGGTTCAACAAGATGGTTCAGTTGTTATGACCAAAGCAACCGTTGAGGGCGTAATAAATGCCCTTTCCGGCTACATTGGTGGGTTCAAGGTTGAAGCGGGTAAAATAGGTTATGGCACATCGTCCGAACAGGACACGACAAAGGGATTGGCATTGTTGAAAGATTTTATTCGCTTCAATAATGGAACGCAACGTGTTTTGCTCGGTTGTCTTAATTCGTTAGGTTATCCGTACAATGGAATGATGGAACTTACCGATATAATGGGAACAACGCTTGAATTATACCACAAATTACCAAGCACATCGGATGAAAAGTATGAATCATGGTATTATCCAAAGGCATTGTATGTCAATGGCAATCAAATGAATGTCGGCAAACTCGCCGTATTTGAACGCGGTTACATTGGCACGGCATATACCGATACCATTGTTTCGTGGATTGGCATCACGCACAAATTCCTTTTCACAGGAACGGCAACATCGTACATCGGTGTTGAATTACCCCAAAAATCGGTAATTGATAACCTTGTGAACCAAAACGTGGTTCAATTCGACTTGGAGATTGTTTGCGACCGTTCGATGCCTAATAAGTTGCGGATTTATTCCAAAGATGGTGCATACATCTATGATAATAATGGCAACCAAATAAGCAACGGTATTGATATGGCAAAAGGTGATGTAATGCGTTTGCGCTACTACAATGGTGGATGGAATTTACTATTTAGACATTATTGATATGGATATATTATTGGCAAAATACAAAGAGGGTGAACCCCTTGATTTGCGTTTGGTGAACACCAAACAAGGTGAATATATAACGGAATTGAGAAACACCGGGTTTATTGATTTCGTGCCAAGTGAACAACCCACGGCAGAACCGGGAAAAGCCGTGGTTGAAACGCTTGAAGTGGTGGATGGTAAATTGGTTCAATCGTGGCATATCGTGGAAGCAGAAGCCACGAAAAGCCCCGAAAACGGATAAGTTATGCCCAAGTTATCCACCAAAGTGTATTACTATAAAACAATAATGTAACTTTGCAAACAAAAATTTGAAAAGTATGGACACAACAAGAAGTGGTGAACACGTTTCCGCACAAATTGGAAAGATGGGAGTTATTGACAACTTGCAGAATGCCGATTTCAGCCTTGCGGATGGTATGTGTTTCAACATTAAGAATGATGGCATCCAGCCCGTCACATTGTCGGTGCAGCTTGCCGGAATGAAAGATGGGGATTTCATCGAAACGCAATTTGATTGCGGTTGGAATCCTGAAATAGTGAGAAAGGTAAAGGCAACATCGTTGTCAAGTATTAACTTAAAATATGGTTATTGATATGGGTTTAATGGTAGGCGTTGGCAGCACAAAGCCAACATTCCCTTATGATTATTATTATGGCATTGAGTGGGACACCACGGTTTCCAACCCGAAGCCCACACGCATCGGCAAGATGGAGTTGCACAAGGAATTGCCCTTGCAAAGCATGATGCGCAATTGCATCTTGAAAAATGATGGCAGCGTTGCATATTACTTGCACGCCAATGATTCCACCAAACAGGACAATGGAGCGGCGGCAGACCTCACGGGAGCAACCGGGCAGATGGAAACAGAGTTGCCCGATATGTATGTCCGCTTTGAAACGGATGGCAACAAATGCCGACATCTGCAATCCACCGAACCTTTGCCCGGTTTCCACCTTTGGCGAAAAGGGTACATCGGGAGCGTGGAAGCAACCGTGCAGCGTTCCACAACCACCCTTGCATCCGTCTGCAATACTGATGCCGATTATCGAGGTGGCAACAATGATGCAACCCGTGATGGCACATACCGCACGATGCTTGGAATGCCAGCAACTAACATTTCATTAACCAATTTCCGTGCATACGCCCGCAAGCGTGGTTCAACGGAATGGAATTGCAACTTGTATCGCTTGCACAAAATGATGTGGTGGTTGTTTGCCGTTGAGTATGCCAATTTCAATTCACAAGCTGATTTCAATGCGGCTTTGGATGAAAACGGCTATCATCAAGGCGGCTTGGGTGCAGGTGTGACAACATGGGATGGCACATCATGGAGCAACTATAATGGTTATTATCCCCTTGTACCTTGCGGAGTGACAAACAGCCTTGGCAACCACACGGGAACGGTGGATTACAACGTGATTGGCTCGGATGGTTCAACCGTCAAAACCTTTGCCGTGCCGCGTTACCGTGGCGTTGAAAACCCATTCGGGCATATTTGGAAGTGGACAGATGGATGCAAGTGTATCATTCAAAGTGAAGCATCGGGCGGTTTGTCCAAATTCTATGTTTGCGACAACCCGGCGAATTTCACATCATCCGGCACAACCAATTATGATTATCGTGGAAACTTGCCACGTTCAGAGGGTTATGTTAAAGCCCTTATCCTTGGTGAAGATGGCGAAATCATGCCGTTGGCGGTAGGTGGTGGAAGTACAACGTACTTTTGCGATTATTTCTATACCAACATACCAACATCGGGAGAAAGTGAACGTGGCGTTTTGTTCGGCGGTGTTGCGGCTTATGGGGCGCATGCGGGCTTCGTCTTTGCGACTACGAATTACGCGGCTACGAATGCGGCTGCGTATATCGGTTCTCGGCTTTGCTTTGACCCGCAAATCGAAGCGGCGTGAAACGCCCAAATCGCCCATTCCGATATGTCGGTGTGATTGAATGAAAAAAATAAGGTTGTCCGATGTCGTGGCGTTTTGTTCAGCGGTAATGCGAATAATGGGGCGAATGCAGGCTTCGTCTATGCGAATACGAATAACACGGCTACGAATGCGAATGCGAATATCGGTTCTCAGCTATGCTTGTAAAAATATAGTTGCTAATCGGAAACCTTGCCACAAAAACAACCCATCCGGGGTTGAATGAGCCGGGAACAGAAGCCCGGCGGCAGAAAATAGAATAAGTTGAACGGTTTTGGTAGGGGCAACCCGAAGAATCCTAATATACAAGCAAACTTGAAAGACAATGAAAAGAATTGGCAATCTTTTTGAAAAGGTCATATCCTTGGAAAACTTGAAACTTGCGGATGAGAAAGCCCGCAAGGGCAAGTTGCGTTCCTATGGTGTACAGCAGCATGACAAGAACAGGGATGCCAATATCCTTGCATTGCATGAGAGTTTGAAAAACGGAACATTCAAGACATCGAAATATCACGTTTTCACGATTTTTGAACCAAAGGAGCGGCAAATCTATCAATTGCCATACTTTCCCGACAGAATCTTGCATCATGCGGTAATGAACATCCTTGAACCGATATGGGTGTCCGTGTTCAATGGCAACACATATTCTTGCATCAAGAACCGTGGCATCCATGCTTGTGCCAAGGATTTGAAAAAGGCATTGAAGAAAGACAAGGAGGGAACAAAGTATTGCTTGAAAATAGATGTCCGCAAGTTTTACCCATCCATCAACCATGAAGTGTTGAAAATTGTGGTAAGGCGAAAGATAAAAGATAATCGCCTTTTGGCATTGTTGGATGAAATCATTGATTCATCCGCCAACACTGATTTGCCAATCCGAAACTTTGTCACGGACATTGAAACGGGTGAAATGGTGGCAACATCATTGAACGGCGTGCCAATCGGCAATTATCTTTCCCAATACTTTGCCAATTTGTTCTTGGCATACTTTGACCATTGGATAAAGGAAGCAAAGCGCGTGAAGTATTATTGGCGATATGCCGATGATATTGTTATCCTTGCACCTGACAAGCAATCATTGCATGACCTTTTGCACGAAATCCGGGCTTATTTCTGCAAGCTGCAATTAAAGGTGAAACGTAATTATCAAGTGTTCCCCGTGGACAAACGGGGCATTGATTTCCTTGGTTTCGTGTTTTATCACACCCATACGTTGTTGCGCAAGAACATCAAACAAAATCTTTGCCGCCGGGTGGCGAAGTTGAACAAGCGCAAGAAGAAACCAACGAAAGAGCAGTACAAGCAAGCCATTTGCAGTTGGTGGGGATGGTGCAAGTATTCCGATTCAATTCATTTTTTCAACAAACTTTCAAATTCATTTCCGTATGAAATTAAATTCGATAGAGCCAAACGCCCATTATGACATGGCGCATGGCATTCCGGCAGTTATCGAACATGATAACGATGGTTCAACAGTGTACCGAATCAACATTGAACCCGAAATGGGCATCCCGGAGGGGCAGACCGAGGAAACGCAAATCGGGTGGAAATGCTATGAGGTACGCACGTTTGACAAACCCAACAAGGCAAACTTGAAGCGTGCTTTCATCCGTTCCGTCATTGATGAAACGGCGGAATTTTCCTTGGTCAATTCGTACAACAAACACGTTTTGGGCATTGCCCCAAATGAAGCGGCAGTTGCCGAATACAAGGAATACTTGCAGTTTACCGAGGATTTGGATGCCAAAATCATCAAGGATTTGTCGGACAATTAAAGAGTGTGTGAATTATGCCAAGATTTTGCGATTCTAACATTGAAACGGATGCGATAATTGGTAAAGGCATTGATTTGGATGAACTATTTGACAAAAGAATTGTCATTGAGAAAGCCAAAATCGAGCCAACCAAATTTCCGGGAAAGAACGCATCCGGGATGCGTATGCAAATGCAAGTTGTGCCAGATGCCCAATTCCGTGATACCCCCGATGAGAATGGGGATTATTTTGTCAAGGATGAATTTGGGAAAGTGGTTGGCACACGCCGTTCAGTTTTTACCGGGTCAGATAACTTGATGGCTGAAATGAAACAGGTGCAACAAGCATGGAAAACGGAACGGTTGCAAAAAGGCTTGCCGCCCGTGGATTTCATTGTGTTTGACACCACAATCGCAAAGGTTGGCAAGATGTTTCATTTTACATGATTTCAAGTTATGACGAACATTCATTCAACAATCGTTTCGTTCTTTGGCAAACACATTATGGGTTTGATTGGTGCGTGCATTGCGGTTATCCGTCCCACGTTCCCATTCATCCTTGTGTGTACCCTTGCCGTGCTTGCTGATTGTTACACGGCTTGGGCGTTGTCAAAGAGAGTGAAGAAAAGATTTCCCGGTGCGAATGATGGAAAATTCAAATCCAACTATGCCGGGCGTGTCTTTGTAACGCTTATCAAGGTGTATTCCTTGACAATACTTGTGCATCTGATTGATGTGATGGTATTTCCCGAAGTTTCCTTGCATTTGCCCCAAATCGTTGCCGGGGCGGTGTGCTTTTGGCAAATTTGGTCAATGCTTGAAAATGAATCAAGTTGCAATGATGCAAAGTGGGCGAAGATTGCCCAGCGCATAATGGTGGATAAAACGGAAAGGCATTTTGACATCGACTTGCACGAATTGAAAGAGGAACAACCACAACCGCCGGAGATAAAACCCCGTTGCGGCAACATGGTATGTGCTTATCGTGGTAAGGTACATTGTGATGTAACAAAATGCCCATCATACATTGAACCAAAAGACAACGAAGATGGCAAACATTGATAAGTTGATTCCGTTCATCCTTAAATGGGAGGGCGGATTTGTGAATGACCCCACCGACAGGGGCGGGGCTACAAACAAGGGCGTTACCTTGGCAACGTATGAAGCATATTGCAAACGCAAGGGTTATCCACGCCCAACGGTGGAACGCTTGAAGAACATACCCGATGCCCATTGGCGTGAGATAGTGAAAACTATGTTTTGGGATAAATGGAAAGCCGATGACATCCATTCCCAAAAGGTTGCCAACATCCTTGTTGATTGGGTTTGGGGGTCAGGCATCCACGGCATCAAGAAGCCGCAAGCATTGCTTGGGGTCAAGGTTGATGGCATCGTTGGTGATAAAACCCTTTCGGCGGTGAACTTTGCAGACCCCGAAGAATTGTTTGATGCGATATATCAAGAACGTGTGAAGTTCTTGAATGCCATTGTTTCAAACAGTGTTGCAGCCTATGAAAAGAAGATTGGGCGAAAGGCAACCGATGCGGAATTGTTGAAGTACACCCAAAAGCGTTTTATCAAGGGGTGGTTGAACCGTTTGCAGGACATCAAAAAGTTGTGATTATGGGAAAGTTTCTTTCATACCTGATTTTGCTTATTGCCCTTGTGTCATGCCGGGCAACCCGGAACATGGAAAGCCAGAGCGACAAAAGCAACGTGGACAGCGTGGCGGCATCATCGGCACGCATCGAGAGGGAACAACGGGCGATTGACACCACACGCACGGAAACGGGCAAGGTGACAATCACCGAAATCACATTTTTTGCCCCTGATACGGCAACAGATACACCACCAATGGCGGATGTCCGTTTGCCTACCTTTGGCAATGTCAAGGGAGCAATCAAGGGCATCAAGCAAACAATCATTGAAAAAGGTGTGGAACAAAGCGGCAAAAGCAACGAATCCAAGGAAAGCGAGGAAACGCAAGAAAATGCGGAGTTGTCAAAGCAGCAAAACCACATCCAAAAGCAAGAAGCCACAAAAACATCATCATTCAATTGGCGTTGGGCTTGCATTGCCGTGATTGCACTTGCCTTGGTGTTATATTGGAAAAGAATGCCCATTTTGGATTGGATTAGAAAGATACTTGCAGGAATACGCAAGATTTTATGAAAAATCCATTAACTTTGCACCCACATTGTTGCGAAAGCCCCGGAGTTGCATCGGGGAACAATGCAGAAGCCCGGTTTTGCCGGGCTTCAATCTTATGGGGTGGTGTCTGATTTTTAATAATGAAAAACGCCCGAAAGTGTTAAAATTCGGGCGTTTCGTGTACATTTTCGTGTACAAATTTCATAAATCATTGATTTTCAATGTTTATTGCGGAGAGACAGGGTTTTGAACCTATAACTCTAACCGCTTATATTTCAGCTACTTTGCTTTCAAAATTTCAAATAGGTAACGAAACAGTAACGATTTTCAACCGTTAAG